CCCAAGTAGAACCAGAAGGAATAGTGACCGTAGCCGATGCACCAATTGTGATAGGACCAGCCGACATAGCGTTGCGATTTGCAGTAATTGAATACGAGCTATTAACCGTTTGACCGTTCTCATAGAACACCTGATCAGTACCACCACCAGATGCACCACCAGCAGTACCCCAGCTGAGATTACCAGAACCATCACTCTTCAATGCATGACCAGACACAGTTGCGTCTGCATTAGGCAGCGTCCAAGTGACGTTAGCGGCTACACTTGCTGGAGCTTTAAATCCAAGCCAGTTATTACCATTACTAGTATTTTCTTCAAAACGAAGAACTGCCTCATTATCTAAGGAAGCTGCGTTTTCAATAGAAACAATACCAGTACCAGAAGGATGCAGACGAACATCAATGTTAGCTGGAGCAGTGATAGGACGGTTGATTGAGAGGTTACCGCCGCCACCACCACTAATAACAATGTCACCAGAACCAGCGTTATCAATAGTACCGTTTAATTGAATAGTACCACTTGTACCAGTAGTAGGATCTAGAACAATATTACCAAGTGCATTAGTAATTTTCTTATTATTTAAATCAAGGTCACCACCAAGCTGAGGAGTTAAATCATTGACAAGATCGGTGCTAATTCCACTTACCTCGTCATCGACATACTTTTTAGATGCAGCTTCAGTATTAACACTAGGTGCAGCGGGAAGACCAGTAATCGTGTTACCATTTACGTCAAGGTTACCACCCAGCTGAGGAGTAGTATCCGACAACAAGTTAAAGGCAATTGAACCACTAGGAATAGTAATAAATCCAAGCTGTTGATCTACTTCAAAAATTGGGTCTTCAGTTTGGTTACCCCCAATCTTAAACTTACCATTGTGGTCAGTGATAGCAGTCCAAACTTTACCGTTGTTAGATTCGGTGATCTGTCTAGTTTCATCGGGCACACCACCATTCTCAGGCAGTGCATCGTAATCCATCCCACTACCGACGTACTCCATTGTGTGACCGCTAGAAGCGACCTGAGAACGGAGGTAGAACGACACAGCAGCATTGTCCGCAATAGCACCGTTAAGACCTTGGTTTTGGCTACGGTTATTGGGATTAGGACGACTAATTTCAACCCTGTAACCACCAGTAATAGCAGTAGCACTCAGGATTGGATAGATAACACTGTTAACCTCAACCAACATGTTAGTTGCAGGTCTGGTATCATCACCAAACCAACCAGTTCCTGCAGTCAAACCATCAACATCAAACGTAGTAGAACCACTGGTTTGAGCACCGTTGACAGTTGCAGTAAAGATAGCAGCGGTAGATTTACCGTCCGCAACAAGTGCCCGCTCACCAAAGTCAGTAGTAGATGCAGCCAGGTTAGCTTGACCACCATTCAGGCACTTGATGTGATACTTGTTAAAGAAGGCATAGCTACTGGTAGCCTGAATGTAACCGTTGTTAGTAACAAGGATACCAGGACCGTTAAGACCAACGTGGGTGTAGCTGTCGCACACCATAGACCGCAACGGACTCGTGCTCTTTGGCACAGAACCATCAACAAGCAAACCACCACCAGTAGGTGCGTTGGTAAGGTCACCACCTTGACCACCAGCAGGGTTGTGCGCGTTTAGATTGCTGTTGTTAATTTGACTATCAGAGAAGTTGGTGCAGTTCTGAATATACGGTGATTTTGTAACAACGCAATTATTGTAGAACGCAAAGTTCCAACCTTGACGATCAGGCAGTACAGCATCCAACGAGTTGGTACCTGAGTTATTGGCTTTCATACCAGTCAACGTCAGGTTCTGCACAAACGTACCACTATTTACCTCAAACAACGCATGGTTGCCGGTAGATTGATCACCTTGGGTAGCAACCGTAGGGTGCACAATAGTGCTACGCAGTGCCATACCAACGATAGACACATTACGGCGTTTGATTTGAATAGGTGCAGCTTCTTGGTAGACACCAGCAGCAACAATAACGGTCATACCGTCACCACCGCCAGTTACTTCCAGCTCAAAGCCAGAACCACCGCCACCACCAAGATTAGAATCAGCAGCAGACAGAAGATCACCAATCTGATACTCTTGAAGCGTAGAAGCACTGGTAACAGTACAAGCAGTAACACCACCGCTAGACACGGTAATGTTAGCTTGCAAACCAGAACCAGTGGTACCACCAGTTAGCGGAACATTGTTGTAGGTACCATCAGTATAACCAGAACCAGCAGTTTTAATTGACGTATCAATATCTGCGTTAATATCGTTAATAGCAGCTTTGATCGTAGCTTTTGGGTTACTGATACGGTGACCAGTCTGTGCATCATCACCACCAGACTTGTCAACATAGATAACTTTATCTTGGGTACGGAACGAACCACCAGAAGCCACAGCAGACCAAGCAGAACCATTCCAAATAGAAACAGTTAGGTTAGCATCATTTTGCAGCCAAGTTTTACCTACTTCCCAATCAGAACCGGTAGGAGTGCTTTGCTGAACAATGGTATCAAAACGACGAGCAGCAGCACTAGCAGTAAAGATGTTGGTATCAGCAGGAGACGGAGAACCCGCATTCTGCTCTGCGTAAGTAATAATGTCGGCGTTTTTAATACGATCAAATCCAACAGCATTAGAACCAATACCCAAAGTGACTTGACCGCCACTAGAGGTTTTAGTCAAACCAGTACTGTCAACCAACACATCGTTGTTGATTGCAGCGTCAATCCGGTTGTCAATGGCTTGGGTAGTGGCTACTTGACCATCGCTATTTGCCCAAGTTTCGCTAGACGTAATAATATCGTCATTCTTGATTCGGTCCAGATCAACCGAATTAGCACCAATACCCAACGTAGTCTGACCACTACCAGTGGTTTTAGTCAGACCGGTGCCATTAATAAGAATATCACCAGTGATAGCAGTATCAATCTTGGCATCAACGCGATCATCAATTGCTGCAGTAGTAGCAACAGTGTCGTCGTTATCTGGCCAAGTCTCTGTACTGGTGATAGTCTCAGCTGCTTCGTCTTGGAACCGTGCATCCATAGCAGCGGTGGTAGCAATTTGAGTATCATTGCTAACCCACGTTTCATTGCTAAGGATAGTTCCAGTAGATTTATCCCACGTATTATTTTGAATTTCCTGAACAGCATAGTTGTTCTGCAGGAAGTTGTCATTAAGGTCTTGCGCCCTAATAGAAGATCCTGCAAAGAACGTACTTTTCAGGTCATCAGTTTGAGTGCTCCGGTAAATACGGATACGAGCATTGTTAGCCGGTGCCGTATTAAACAGAACAGTTGTAGCGTTTGACAGTGAGTATGCAATTGTATCGACTCCATCAAGACTTACCTTGATGTCATCCTCAGTTAGATATTCAAATGTAATTGAATACGAGGTAGTTGAACCATTCCCCGTATAGTTATTTTCAGTAATTGCCATTACGCTAAGTAATTATGGGAATGGGTGGATTATGCACCAGGCACAAGTCTGCCTTTAGTTTCACGAAGAGTTTTATACGCATCAACACGTTGTTGACGACGTGCTTCATAAAGCTCACCAGTTTCAGCTGGATACTTTTCACGGACTTTTGCCCATGCTTGTTTACGTGCACGTTCAAACCTATCACTAATAATTTGGTTATGAACGTATGCTTTCATTGGATCAAGCTCACGTTTGCCGTTACGCAAGTCGTCGTTCATACGTTGAACAGACGCTATAATCTTGGGATCCGCAGCTAAGGAATCAAGAGTTTTTTCAAGGTTTAATCGACCAAGCTCTTGTTGGAACCAAGAACGAACATTAGGATGATCGGAAAGATCAATGTTATCAGGAGAGCTGTAGCTTACCAAACGTAGATCATAGTTGCTGTTCCACAGTAGATTACGTCCAAGACCTTCTTCCATTTTAAGGTTGACAGGACTCATGGCATTCCACATACGCTCCATAAAGTTCCAATCCCGAATGGGTTGTCCATTAAGAAGATCGTATTTAATCGGAAGTGGCTCAGCAGCAATGTTCTCACTGGAAAGGTTGCGGTTACGAATGCTTTCAGTGATGCTTCCGTTAATCTCCCGCATGTACGGACTAATGGTTTTACCCAACTCATTGCGAAGACCAGCCAACGGAACAGTGTTGTTGGCAAGATTACCAGCAATCTTTTGGAGTTGATAATCTTCACCAGCAAACAGGTCAACAAACTGACCAAGACCTTGAAGAAAGGATTTGCTAGTAGCAGCACCCATAGTAGCGAGCATAACTTTACCAAGATTCTGCTCTGCCCACTGTGGACCCATCAGTTGCATGTTGTCGCCAATGTCCGCGATAGAAGCAAGGATTGTGTTAAAGGGTTCAAACGAATCATAACCAACCCACACGTTACCAATCTTAATGCTGCGTGGCTGCCAGCCAGTGTCCATCCACAATTTACGCAGACGACGATCTTGAGGACCATTACCAGTAATACCACCGTTAAGGTAGTGCATACTAGCCATACTAACAATAGAACCACCAATAACCTGACGGCCAGCCATCAAGGCTTTAGCATTAGCAAGATCAGCAGCATTACTAATACCGTATTGAATTACATCATCCAAGTTGTCCTCAGATGCCCGCATAACAGTAATAAACTCTTTATGTGCCATTCCAAGAATAGGACTGGTCTTATAACTAAAGTTTAGACCGTTAACACCGGTACGTGCAAACAGAAAGAAAGGTTTAGCAAATGGGAATTGATTAAAGGTTGTTTCAAGACCCTTAGCAAAACCACTCAAATCTTGAGTAAGAGTAGCCTCTTTAACAGTTGATTTGAGGTAAAGATCACTTTCAAGGTTAATGTTACCATCAGCATCTAGCAGATCCTTGTAGAATGCATCTTCATAAGTACGAAGCATTTCTGGAGAGATCTCAGCAACATCACCACGTTTGTGCACATTAAGTGCGTGGTTCATTGCCTTTTCACGAGACCGTGCCCGTGCCATAAGCAACGTAAAAGCATCATCACTAGCACCCATGATAGACGTGCTGTAGGTCAACAACTTATTGTCATTAAGACCACGTGCCATGTTGCCAATAGCAAATGCTGCTTTATCTGCATCACTACCACGTGTGTCTACCCAATGCTCATACAATGCCCAATCATCATCGGCTTTAGTACGTGCCTCAAGGAAACGGGTTTGAACAGTTGCAACATCACCATTCCAATAAGAACCAAGGTTAGTTTTAAACAACTTCCAAGCTTCAGGAATAGTTTGCATAAAAGCATTAAGAGATGCCATGCTTGCTTTAGCAGTGTCCCAATCTCCTCGTGCACTGGCACCAACAGCAGTATTCATCGGACGAAGAACACCAGCAGTAAAGGTACCCATCATAGCTCGGACAGGAGTTTTAGGACCGCTAAGGATGCTGTGCATCATCACACCTTGCAACTCTTTGATAACAACGCCGGTATCACCTTGAATACCAAAGTTACGAATACGCTGCTTCATGTAAGCATCAAGATCTTTCCAGTTTTGGATCTTATTGCTCATGGAGAATGCTTCAGCCAAAGCCTTGACAACAGCATCACTATCCGATTGCTGTGCCATTTCCATAAACATGTTGACAGCAGCTTCCGATTCAGCACGGAATGCTTCAACACGTTCATTCATAGCTTGCTTAGCACGTGGACCTTGCAGCTTACGGAACTCATTAGAGATTAGATAACGAGAACGTTTAACGTTAGTAAGACCAACAATCAAACGATCAGCAATGGTCTTCATTGGACCATCAGTATCCATCACATCAGCAATGTCAAATAGTTCACGGCTGGCAATACCAAGGTCACGCAGTTGAGAGAACAACGAAGCGTTAACAAGGTCAGCAGCAACTACGTTTTCCATTGCCCAAGCTTCCATGCT